AAAACATACAATAAACCGGTTGACAAACGTTAAAAAAGATATATATAATTGTTGCTAATAGACAAACATGCAATGGACTTATCAAGGCAAAATAGTAGAAGAGATTAGTGAGGAATATGTAGGATTCGTATATCTCATTACCAATCTCACAAACAACAAAAAATACATTGGCAAAAAGCTAACAAAATTTAAAGTTACTAAAAAACCTCTCAAAGGCAAGAAAAACAAAAGACGTTCAACTAAAGAAAGTGACTGGCGTACCTATTGGGGTAGTAGTCCGCACTTGCAAGAAGATGTTGATAAAATAGGCCCAGAAAACTTCACAAGAGAAATACTGTACTACTGCACCAGCAGAGGCGAACTAAGTTACTTAGAAGCCAAAGAACAGTTTGACCGTGAAGTTCTTAAAACTGATGAATACTACAACGGCATTATAAATGTAAGAGTTGGCAGTTCCAAGGCACTTATAGAATCACTTAACAGACAACAGTCGTAATATACCCTCTTTGTTAAAAGCATTGAGATTGTTCGTAGCAATACGGGCCGTCAGAACTTGCCTGAGGGAAACAAACCAAAAGAGTGGGCTCTACTGTGCCATTGTAACCCACGGATAACTCAAAAGTCGTCGTTATGGCTTAGAGTGTTTCTGCGTTTTAAGCAGTATGTAAAGGGGTATAGCAAAACCGCCTCTGCCTAGCAATAGGTTGTACTATAACGATGCGTTCTGGAGACGGGGTAATGACCGTTTCGTTTTTTTGCACTTGGCTGTAACAAGCTAAGTGCGACTGAAAACAGGGTAATAACGTATCATATAAAAATATGTTTAAAAAAAATTATCATACGAAATGAAATGAGTATGACGATGAGCTTTAGCTCTTCGAAAGAATAGTTAGAACCTTTTAGTATTCTTCGACGTATATGCTTCTCTTTCTTTTTCAGCTTTGGCTATCATTGCTTGTTTAATTTCATTTACCATTTCGTTTGACATAGCATATAAATCTTGTATTGGATAAACACCTTGACTATACAATGCAATTTCATTTATATCAGTTCTCATAGCTTTTCTTCTAGCTTCGAGGTCTGATACTATTTTTTGGATTGTTTCAGCGTTGGGGGCGTTAAGGATCTTTCCTTGAAAAAAAAAGCTGGGTTAAACTCTACCGGACCTTTGTAAGTTTTCTCACATTCTTCTTGCCCACATGTAAATGTAAATTCTTTCTGAAGTCCGTTTTGATTTAATCCGTTTAGTTGTGCTTGTAACAAGTCTAAGATTCTTCTGTTAGAGTTAGATAACCAATCGCATATATGCTCTAATTCTTTAACTACAGTACCGTCTGGTAATGTAACACTTATAATGCTATCGGCAATAACTGCAATATTAGCGGCACTTGCTAAAGTTAAAGATTCATTGTACAAGTCTGGCAAACCTTCTGTTTCATCTCTTTCTTTTATCTCAGAGATAGCTTTAATTGTTTGACTTAGTCTAATATTGCTAGCCATTATTGATGCTAGTGAGTTTGGTCTCATGTCGATAGTCAAGCCTTCTATTTCTATAACTGACTCTTCTGCTACTACTTTTACTTGACTTAATATTTGCGTTAAGTCGAGTTCATGTACGTCTTGAGTGTTACAATGAGGGCACCTAGATTCAACTGCCATCTTTTTGTCAAAACTTGCGGCCCTACTTGCTAATAATAATACATCGACATCTGGCAATGATATTTCATGTGGATCTTCGATGTCAGGACAAATACTTTCGATCAATTGATATATAGCTTGTCCATTGTATAATGCGTCAGGAACTGTGAGTATAAGTTCATCTCTTACACTCATTGCTTTAACACCTATCTCTCCGTCGAAAGTTAGTTTTGGATTGTTTTTATACCATTTACCGCCTGTTGGAAGTTTTACATATATTTCTTTTTGACGATAGTAGTCTAGTAACGGATTTTCGCTCATTTTTTACCTATAAATACATTAGTAGTTAAAACTATTTATCTATGTTAAGTGAGCAGTTAATTAATGGCACAAATTAATATCCCAATGGGCGGCAGAAGTGTTCCGATAGATGTTCCTGACTTTGCTATGGAAAGCACACAGGAACAACTATTAGCTACAATGCAACAACTAGTTGGTGGACAATCCGCCGCAACTGCTAAAGCCGCAAGTTCTATCAGGACTGAACAACAAACCAAGCAAGAAATTCAAAAATTAGGTGCAAAGCTAAAAGAAGATAACCGTGAGAGAATGCAAGGTCATGCCAGAGCTATGAAAGAAGGCGTGAACAATCTAGGTCGTCAAGCAATTAAAGTAGCACAAGGCGGTAACGAAGGTTTTACAGGACTGTTAAGATCTGCTGGACTAGGTATGATAGCTACTCAATTTGGTTTGGTAGCTGGATATGCTGAAGAACTAGGTAATGCATTAAGTTACGGTGGTAGAGTTGGTCTTACTTTTGGAGTAAATGTTCTTGACACATCTAAAAGATTAGCTGGTATAGGTTTAAGTTTAACTGACTTTGCTAGTACCATTGGTGGTAGTTTGACAGCAATAAGAGAATTTGGTAATAGTGTAGAAGGCGGAAGTCAAAGATTCATTACGGCAGTAAAAGCATTCAGAGAAGCATCTAAAGAATTTGGTAACTTTGGTATGAGCAGTGTAGAAATGGCACAGTATATGGCAGATGAGATAGAGCTTAGACGACGAATAATGACTGCTGATGAAATGAGATTAATGACTGAAGAACAGCTTGTTGAATCAATGAAAGAAAACTTAGTTCAACAAGAACGTATGGCACAAGTTACAGGACAAGATGTTCAACAAAGAATACAAGCACAAATGGCGGCAAGATCATCACAGGGAGGACAGATATTTTTATCTGGTGCTTCTGAAGAGCAAAGACGAGCATTTAATGCTTCGGCAGCCAATATGTCTATGTTGGGGCCAATGGGAAAACAGATCCAACAGGCTATGAATAATCTTTTGTTAGGGCAAGATGGTTTAGCGGCACAGGCATTAGGTCCAGAACTTATGTCAGCAATGCCTGGTCTAATGGAGGCACTAAAAGAACAAGCCGCAATGATTAAAGCCGGAGCAAGTAACGAAGAGATTGATCAAATGTTTATGACGAGACTAATGGCTATGAGAGATCAAGCATTAGGTAGCGGTGGATTAGATACTGCTTTAGAAAGATTAGCAACTACTATAGGTGGACCGTTTAGCGAATTATTAGAAGTATTCAGAAAAATGGCAGAAGTAGATGCTGAAGGTTTAAAGCAAATGAAAAAAGATGCCGCTGAGAGACAAGCACAAACCGGAGATCAAAGAGGATTAACAGCCGCACAAGAAGAAGCATTTATGCAAGGTAGAAATTTAGTTAACACATTTATTACTGGTATGATGGGTGGTGCTAGTAATGATGTAGTAGATGCTTATAGAGGGTTCATTGATGCAATGAACAAAGGGTTTAGCAATCCAAACACAACACAGGCTATTGAAGCATTTGGCAAAGCATTCGGCAAAATAGGTATTCAGCCTTGGGCTAGTGTAATTGCAGGTGATTCTAATTGGTCAGAAAAAATGAGTGTAATAGGAGATATGGCGGCGGCTATTGGCGCTAATGCTACAATCGTTGCAAGTTTAAAATTTCAACAAGGCATGTCGGCAGTGACTGGGTTCCTCACAGACATAAAAGACATGCCTGCATTGTCAAATATTGATATGAGTCAGTCTATCGATTGGGGAAGTTTAAAAGACGGAGCAAGAGATGCACTTAAAATGTTGATAGTTAACTGGGATGAAATGCCAACTGATCCTATGAAGCCTAATCAAACCCAAATTCCGCCAACCACAACTACACCAGACCAAACAGGTCCTAGATAAAATGGTTGACAAATACTATAAATACATTATAATAAAACAGGAATCGAGTACTACATGAGTTGGAAAAAACACTTTACAGCATACAACGGCCCAAATTCTACAGGTATGAAACCTAGTAGTTCTAGTCGTTTTCAAAGTTGGTTACCTGAAGTATACAGTGGACAACCGAATAGAGTTGAACGCTATGTGCAGTATGATCAAATGGATATGGACAGTGAGATCAATGCGGCACTTGACATTATTAGTGAATTTAGCACACAAATAGACGAACACAGCAAACTACCTTTCAAAATAGAATACAAAGAACAATCTACTGAAAGTGAAGTTAAAATCCTAGAGCAAACACTACAACAATGGTGTAACTTGCAAGAATGGGATCAAAGAATTTTTCGTATGTTCCGTAATGCAGTTAAGTACGGAGATCAATTTTTTATTAGAGATCCAGAAACATGGACATTATACTATGTAAATTCTGTTGATGTTACTAAAGCAGTTGTAAACGAAGCTAAAGGTAAAAAGCCTGAACAGTATATTATCAAAAACATTGATCTTAACATGCAGGAAAAAACTGTCAGTAAACCTGTACAACATGCACAAACATATGGTACAGTTAATAGTATGCAACGTGGTCAAACACTAGACAGAGGTGCCTATGGAGGTCAAGCTGGAAATTATGCTAATAATAGTGTTGGAAACATTCAAGAGTACACAGTAGATGCAACACATATTGTACATTTAGGTATGACAGAAGGTATGGACAACAACTGGCCTTTTGGTAGCAGTATACTTGATCCTATCTTTAAAACATACAAGCAAAAAGAATTGCTTGAAGATTCAATTATTATATACAGAGTACAACGTGCTCCAGAACGTAGAGTTTTTTATGTTGATGTAGGCAACATGCCTCCCAACAAAGCTATGGGTTTTGTAGAGCGTGTTAAAAATGAAATTCATCAAAAACGCATTCCTAACAAAACAGGCGGTGGTACAACCATTATGGATGCGGCTTACAATCCACTAAGCATTATGGAAGACTACTTCTTTGCACAAACTGCCGAAGGCAGAGGTAGTAAAGTTGAAGTTCTTCCAGGTGGAGAAAACTTAGGTCAAATTGATGACCTTCGTTATTTTACTAATAAAATGTTAAGAGCATTGCGTGTGCCTAGCAGTTACTTGCCAACTGGTCCTGATGATGGAACAGCTAGCTATGTAGACGGTAGAGTAGGCACAGCATTTATACAAGAATATAGATTTAATCAATACTGTATGAGATTACAAAACTGTATTGCTCCTGCACTAGATAAAGAGTTTAAGCTGTTTATGAAAAACAAAGGTATCAATATTGATGCTAGTTTGTTTGATTTAAAATTTGTAGAACCACAGAGTTTTAGTCAATACAAAGAAATTGAAGTACATGCGGCTAGAGCAAACGTATTCAGCGGACTTGAAGGTGTTCCATATATGAGTAGACGTTTCTTAATGGAGAAATACTTAGGTCTTAATGAAGATGAAATTCTTAAAAATGAACGTATGTGGGAAGAAGAAAACCTTAGTGGAGTTACACCAGAAGCAGATGCAATGCCTGGATTAGGTAATATTGGTGTTAGAGGATTTGATATTCCAGACGGTGGAGATATGGATATTCCAGACACTGATGCTGGTGACGGAACAGAAGAAGGTGCTAGCCCAATTAGTGGTGCTGAAGCGGCGCCTGAGGGAGATGAAAATGCGTAGTAAAGACATTTTAAATGAATATTATGACGCTGAAAATGACGATTATAGCAACAGACAAGCAGATGATGTGCGTAAGTCTAGGCTAACTTTAAAGCATATAAACCGTCTTAGAAAGCAAAGAGAAGTTCATAATGTTGAACATGCTACTAGGGTTGAAAGAGTCAAAAAGATATATGCTAGACCCCCGGCACAGTAATTTATAACCGTAAAATTTACTTATCTCAGAGAGATATTCATAAAATACCCATTTTTTAGGGTGTTTTCCAAGCGAAACGTCTTGGTTGTGTAAATATAGATGTAAACCATCTTGGTAAGCCTGTAATTTTTTAAGGAGAATGATATGAGCGAACATAAGGAATCTTTAGTAAAGGTCCTCGAATATATCGTTAACGATGAGCAAGATAAAGCGGCTGATCTACTTCACAATGTGTTTGTAGAAAAAGCAAAAAATCACTGGTCATCTCTACAAGAAAATGATGAAATTGTAGAAGACGATATTGCAGAAGACGATTTAGATGAAACTATCGATCTCGACGAAGCAGATGATGACGATAACGAGGAAGAAGTAGAAGAAGCGATTGACGCATCTGATGCTGAAGAAGATTTCCTTGACGACATTGAAACTGCTGAAGAAGAAATCGACCAAGAAGAAATCATGGATGATGAAGACATGGAAGGCGACGAAGCCGAAATGGAATTAGCCATGGACATGGAACCAGAAGCAGACGGAGGCGATGAGCCTGCAGATGCAGAAGAAGCTATGGATAATGTAGAAGATGCGATTGCTGAATTAAGAGCGGCATTTTCAGACATGATGGGCGACGAAGAACCAAGTGACGACGATGACATGGAAATGGAATCAGTTGAAGCTATGGAAGAAGGCGCTAAATTGAGTGCAGTTAGTGTTTCACACAGTGATAGCAGTGACAAAGGAAGTCCAGTTGCAAGTAACGCAAAGGCTCCTAACGATGCTAAAGCACATCCAACTGATACAACAGAAGAAGCTGGTGCTTCTGCCCCTGCTGTAAAAGATATGGGTGTTACTGGTCCTCAAGAAGCTGGTTCACCAAAAGCGGCACCTGCCCCTAAACGTGAAGCAGTCAAAAGCGACAGTCCTATCAGAGGAATGAAGTAATATGAGTATTTCGCTAAAAGAGCATCTTTCTTTTAATCAAGCAAATATCGTTACCGAAACAGTTGATGAAGGTAACGGTAAGAGCTTGTATATGAAGGGTATTTTTATTGAAGGCGATGTACGCAACCAAAATAACCGTATCTACACAAAAGATGAAATTCATAGTGCAGTAAAAGCAATTAATGAAAAAATCAAAGGTGGATACAGTGTATTAGGCGAAGCTGATCACCCAGATGACCTCAATATCAATTTAGATCGTGTATCACACATGATCACTGAAATGGATACTGATGGTGCGAACGGTATTGGTAAGCTAAAACTATTGCCTACTCCAATGGGAAACATTTGTAAAACCCTTATTGAGAGTGGGTGTCATTTAGGCGTGTCAAGCCGAGGCAGTGGCAATGTTAATGATAACGGCATAGTTAAAGATTTTGAAATCATTACAGTCGATATTGTTGCAAATCCAAGTGCTCCTAGTGCTTATCCCGATCCAATTTATGAAAGAATTATGAATCATAACCGGGGCAATGTATTGATGGATGTCGCTGAAGCAACTAGACACGACAAAGGCGCACAACGTTATCTCCAGGAAGAGGTGACAAACTTTATTAAAAACCTGAGATATAGGAGAGATTAATATGGCTCATGCAATGGATGAACTATTAAACTCAAATACGCTCTCTGAAGAGGTTAGATCTTCGTTATCTGAAGCTTGGGAGACCCAACTAACAGAAGCTCGTGAGACAATCACAGCTGAACTTAGAGAAGAATTTGCTCAACGTTATGAAAATGACAAAGAGCAGATGGTTGAAGCTATGGATAATATGATTGGTGATGTTATTTCAAAAGAACTCGCAGAGTTCCAAGAAGACAAAGCCAAAGTCAACGAAGATCGTGTTGCATATCGCAAGCACATGAAAGAACATGCAAAAGTTCTCGATAAGTTTGTGATGGAGACACTTGCGAAGGAAATTGACGAACTTCGCAGTGATCGTAATGCCCAAGACGAAAACATGACCAAGTTGGAAGGTTTCGTAATGGGACAATTAACTAAAGAGCTCAATGAGTTTCATGAAGACAAACGCTCGCTAGTCGAAGCAAAAGTCAAAATGATCAAAGAAGGCAAAGAGGTTATTAATCAAACTAAAGCAGACTTTATTAAAACAGCCGCAAGTAAAGTGGAAGGCATTATGGAGAATACCATTAAGTCAGAACTACAAACTTTACGTGAAGATATCAAATCAGCCAAAGAAAATACCTTTGGACGTAAGATATTTGAAACATTTGCCGCTGAGTTTATGTCAAGCTACTTAAACGAAGGAACGGAAGTTGCTAAGTTAAACAAAGTAGTTGAAAGTCTACAAAGTGAGATTGAAAACAAAGACAAAGCCATTGCTGATAAGGAAGTGATGATAGCAGAAAGTGC